GTTTTGTGTGGGTTTTATATCCATACATTAACTTGAAAATTATTAGACTGGCACTGATACCCGATCAGTGGAAGCCCGAAGAGGCCGGTTTCTCTATGGATTGACTTGTTTAGAGAAACAGCTTGCCGTTGCTATAAACGGTCTCTCTTTATTAGAGCGGTGAGATTGCATCGTTAGGGGCAAATCCCTCAATCCCTTGACAAAGGTTACAGTCATAATGAGTTTCTTTATAAACAATAATGCGATAGGGTCCAGCACAAGTCGAAGTGTTGGGAACCGGGGTCAAAACTCCCTAAGGTTAGACAAAATATCTGCTTATTTCAGAAGGAAACTTTCAACTAAATCGATTAAGACAACTGCAACAACGCCACAAAATAAAATTAATAATGTTGATAAGACCATCGAAGTCAAAAATGATAAGCTTAGAGACAATAATCAATTCTTGTGTTTGATAGATGAATTGGATGACTATAAAACTGATATAACAACGGGATTTGTTGATAAAATTGTGACTACGATGGAAAAGGATTTTAATAACAGTAGTGATATCAAAAACACCAAAGATATCGCTACGGAAAAAGAAGAATTATCACAATTTGCCAAAAGGATGCGAGGAATTAGACCTGTTTTAAATGTGAGTGATTCTGTTAATAGGAAAAAATCTTCTTCCACTAGTGACTTATCATCCAAAAGCACTGAACACAAGACCGAAGATTCATCTTCTTCAGTACAAGTTTTAAAGAAAAAGATTCGCTATCAAAAGGATCCCTCGGAGATATCTTCTGAGGCTGTTAGTAGTTTTAATGATAGAATTCGAAAGGAATTTCCAGAGTTTATTAGCTTGTTAAAGAAAGATCCCATTAATGGAATGTATGACATCACTCCTTTAAAAAGACTAGGCTTTTCTGATCGGTTTGACATCAAACCATCAGGATTGGCCAGCACTCAAGTCGTGGAAAATGACATGCAAACTGATAACATTGGTGTTGGTGTTAACATAGAACAGAGCCCATTGTCTATGGACAATGAGCTATTTAAAATTCCTAAGCGAAAATTTATCAATAAGATTATTAAGGACAAGAAATATTATAAAGCTCATTCAAGATTGTTATCTTATCTCAGATGTAAAACTTTCTTGAAACATCGAGACACTTCTCTTATTCAACAACTAGTACATATGGCCAACATATGGATGGTCACAGAAAAGTATTTGTTAGACGATCCTTTGCATTACACTGTGATTGCTAGTGCTGTTACTGTTGCGTTTATGATTAGTGAGGAAGAACTTATGTTTAGAGAAGCTATTAAGAATAAAACTAATTGGGACAATATGCGTCATTTAAATGCCACAATATCTGGTGATCTGGGCAAAGTATTTAGACTACCAGGAGACCGTTTCTTAAACGAGGATAATCCAGCACATAAAGTGATGGATAATCTACTCCTTAAGCCCAACCCATTAGTTATTTGAAAATCCCCAACCGTACTTGCTTGCAAGTGTATAGGCCGTAATGTGATCAGTCATGATTTAAATCACTTGCGAGTTCGAGCCAATATGGTTGGGCAACATAAACAACACGCTTATATCAAAATTTTTAATGTTGAGAATGACGCCTTGAATTTATCACCACAATTCTATTACAATAGTTGTGCTTGCAATGAAATCGATTCAATAATGCGCCGACATATTTTGGGAGATATTCCTAATTTTGTTAGCAACAATACCGAGTTGCAAAAACTCGAGAGGGAATTTGATCAATTTGCTGGACTATTGGAAGAATGTGGTTTGAGGTTCAAACAATTGCCTTATAGAGTCGTTATTGACAACACGCGACCAAACATCAAGGCTAGATATAAGAGGGCCTATCACAATTTGTTACATAAGAGATTAATTTATAGTGATCTTCTAGCTAAAGGACAAAGTTTCATTAAATACGAGAAAATGGACATCACGAAATACGAGGAACGCAAACCTCCTCGATTGATTCAACATCGCAGTTTTGAATTTCTTTACCTTTTAAAATCGTTTGTTTTAGATTTTGACATGCAGATTAAGCACACTGACGTTGTCATCAATGGACAAAAGCCTTGCACCATTTTTGCGAAATCACATGACAACGTTGGTGTTGCATCCATAATAGAAGAGCATTGGAAATCTTTCAGATTTCCTTGTGCTTATTGTCTTGATCATTCTAAATTTGATGGTCATGTTAATGTTGATTTATTAAATATAGCTCACTCTTTTTGGAATCGTATTTTTAAAAATAAGCTTCTACGTAGAATGCTCAGTCATACCATTATTAATAAATTTGTTACCAAGAATGGCATTCGGTATAAATTCAAAGGAGCTCGTTGTAGTGGAGAGTACACTACCTCAACCGAAAACAGTTTGTTAAACTATTTTATGTTAACATGTTGGGTTAAGAGTTCAGGAATATCTAACTTTAAGATATTAGTAAATGGTGACGATTCTATTGTTTTCCTTGACCAAACAGAAAGACATAAATTGTTGCCTTTAACCTACTTTAATAACTTCAATATGGAGACTGAATTAGATAGAGTTGCTTTCGATTTACATCAAATATCTTTTTGTCAAGCCTCTCCTATGCTACAAGATGACCGATTGACGATGATAAAAGACCCAATTCGCACTATTTCTAGAGCTTTATACACATCTGAACAACATAGAAAATGTTTAGATAAGTTACTGTCTGCGTCGGGATTGTGTGAACTGGCGTGTAATCAAGGAATACCCATTCTTCAAGAATTTGCTTTATTTTTGTTACGATCGGGCAATTTTTCAAAACCATTGCAATCTATAGATAAAATACCGGCTTGTAGATCACGCAATGTAGTCAGGATTTTGAAAATTAAAAGTGAAACCAGGGATCAATTCAGCAGAGCTTTTGGAATAGATCCTTGGCAACAGATTCAGATTGAGCAACAATTAGCCGGGTTGTCGATATTAACCCCAGAATATCAAAAGAAACTTCAAGAATTTCTATCAATCAACAAAGATTTCATTCAAATCTAAAATGAATACCAAGCCTAAGAACAATAAATTAAGAGTTAAGAAAAATAAAACTCCAGGAATAACCAAGGTCAAAGCACCTATAACAACCACCTTAACAATCGTCAATACTCCACCAAAAATTACTCCTAAAAAGAATGGTGTCAGTAACATAAAGCATTCCGAATATATTCAGGACATAACTTCTCCATCATCCGTTTTTAATCTGCAAAAATTTTCCATCAATGCTGGAATAGCTGGCACTTTTCCTTGGCTTTCTAGAATAGCGGGACAATATGAATATTACCATTTCAGGTCGTTAAGATTTGAATATAGACCAACCTGTCCCACTACACAAGCCGGAGCC